CATAATCTCGACGCGCTCCCGCGCTGTCCGCATGGCAGAGTAACGCTGATGCAACCGCCGAGCGATGGCTGGGCGCTTGTGCGTCTTCAGTTCAGCGTCCAGCGCCTGCTTTAGCTGGTCTTCCGTAAGGTCAGACAGCACGGCAATCATCGACCGCCAGTTTAGTTTACTCATTTTTCAATTCCTCTAATGCTATGTCGGACACCGCACGCTTGTCGTGCAGCGCCGCCCATATGCGTTCGTCAATACTCTTTTCCGTCAACATCACATAGACCCAGACATCCTTTGTCTGGCCGCTGCGGTGCAGGCGCCCGACCGTCTGCTCATACAACTCCAGCGACCACGGCAGCGACAGGAACACCATGTGGCATCCGCCATGCTGTAGGTTCAGCCCGTGGCCGGCTGACTTAGGGTGGGCCAGCAGCAACTCGACCTCGCCTGCGTTCCAGCGTTCAATGACGTTGTCATCATCCATCGTCTGCGCGTGCGGGAAGCGGCGCTTTAGTTCCGCCAACTCTTCCTGATAGGTGTACGCAATGATAGTGTTGGCCCGCTGGTTCTCCGCCAGCAACTCTTCCAGCCGGTCAAACTTGTGGCTGCTGAACCAAATGGACGGCGTGCCAGCGTCGCGGTTGTAGACAAAGCCAGACGCCATCTGTTGCAGCTTGGTTGTTACTGCCGCTGCGTTCTGCGCTACGATCTGGTCATCACCAAAGCGCACGACATACTCGCGCTTCATCTTTTCGTATGGCGCGCGGTCTGTCAGCGCGACGCGTACCTCAGTGACATGGCATGGCGGCAGCTTGTCCTTGTACTCGCCCGGCTCCAGCACGAACGTCGCAGGGCGGATGCGCTTCATGACTTGCTCCAGCGCGCCTGCTGCCGGAACCCATTGGCCGAAGTCGCGGTTGGTGCAGATGAAATACTGCTGCATGAACGCACCCTTGGCGCGGCCCAGCAGCCCTTGGTCAATGATCTTGCACTGGCCGAAGACATCCTCAAGGCCGTTCGACGTGAACGAGCCGGTCAAGCCCCAGCGTATCTTCATGGACGCCATCATCTTTTCCAGCGCCTTGAAGCGTTTGCCTGACGGGTTCTTCAGCCGCGTCAGTTCGTCGAACACAACACCGTCGAAACTGGATAAGTCCTCTAGCTTATCTAGGTTGTCATAGTTAATGACCACCACACTGGCATCGCTCTGAAGTGCTGCGATGCGTTGCGACGGCGTGCCGACAGCAAGTGCAGGGGCGATGCCAGACCACTTCGGCGCTTCCACCGGCCACACATCTGTGCAGACACGCTTCGGCGCCACCACCAGCCAGCGGTTGACGATGCCATCGCGCAGCATCTCATCCATCGCTGTCAATGTGATGGCGGTCTTGCCGGCGCCCACAGGCGCAAGGATCATGGCGCGGTCACGCTCGTACAGGAACGTCGCCGCTTGCTCCTGATACGGTCTTAGCTGAAGCGTTTGAGCCATGCGTCTATGTCCTCTATCGACCACAGACACGCGTAGTGCTGCTTGGTGTGTGCCATCTCTTCTGAAAAGATACGCTGCAACGCAGACAGGCGTCCGTTGGGCTGCTTGATCTCTACGAACCAAGCCTCGCCGTTAGGCATACAGGCTATGCGGTCGGCAACGCCTATCTGCGTAACGCTGCGGAACTTGTAGGCAAAACCGCCTAGCGCCCGCACACGTTTACAGAAGTACCGCTCTATTTCTTTTTCAGTCATCTGGGTACTGTGTCTTTATGTTGACGAGTGTGTTTGCCCACCACCCTTTAAAAGTGTTAAACGGCCCTTCACATTTTGGTGCTTTTTCGCTAGGCCCGCCATCAGCCCACACAACATCTGCGCCCAAATCAACAAACAACTTTGTTAGCATGGCTACCGCTTGCGTTTTTCCTGCGCCTTCGGCGCCCGTAATTTCAATATTTAATTCTTTACGCATTTCACTCTTCTTGGTTGTTAAGCCAAAAGGCTACTACAAAATTTTTTGCATTTCAAGGCTTGCATCAAATTTTGTTGTGTGTATGGTGGCGGTTCAAACAATAAAGTGAGGTATAGTATGCAACATAGTAAGATAGTCGGCGGTTCGACCGCCAAGCGCGTCATAGCCTGCCCCGGCAGCGTGGCGCTGGTGGACACCGTACCGCCAAAACCCAGCAGCAGCTACGCCGACGAAGGCACGCTTCTGCACGACACCATCGCGTCTATATTAGAGCGCGACCTTGACCCGTACAGCATGGTCGGCACGACATACGCTGATAGCGTACTTACTGAAGCGTTGGTTGATGACAAGCTGATAGTGGCGCTGCGTGCGCTGGACGATATAGACCCTAAAGGGGAGATGGAATATGCTGTTGAGAGCAGGGTTGGCTTTGGGGATTTTCTGCCTGACGTTTTTGGCTCTACCGATCTTCTTGGTCGCCTTGGTGATCGAGCGATTGTTCTGGATTGGAAGTTTGGCGAAGGCGTGGCTGTCGAAGCGGAAGAGAACGCCCAATTACTCTTCTACGCTGCGGCAGCTAAACGCACGGCGGAAACGGCGTGGGCGTTTGACGGGGCTAAAGAAGTAGAACTGATCATTGTCCAGCCGCCGTTTGTTAAGCGGTGGGTGACAACGCTAGAGCGCGTAGATGCGTTTGAGAAAGAACTTGCCGCTGCTGTCAAGATTGCTGCACGCCCTGACGCGCCGTTGGCATCCGGCGACCATTGCAAGTGGTGCGCGGCCAAGCCTGTCTGCCCCATTATGACGGGCGCAGCAGACCGCTGGCTAAAGGTTAAGGTCGATGCGCTGCCAATGGATCAAATAGCGCACTATCTGAATCAGGCGCCCATGATTGAGGCGTTCATTAAGGATTTGCAGCAGTTGGCGCATGGGCTTATGGAAAACGGGACAAAAGTCCCCGGATGGAAGCTGGTCAACAAGCGTGCAATGCGGCAGTGGACAGACGATGATAAGGCTGTAGCCTTCATGACCCAAGCGGGTATTGAGGCATGGGCTGACCCTAAACCATTGTCGCCCGCACAAGCGGAAAAGGCTTTGAAGAAAGCTAGGATACAATTGCCGGCTGACTTAGTTGTCGCCGTTTCCAGTGGTTCAACCCTTGCGCCGGCAAATGACCGCCGGCCAGAGGTTTTACAAATCGGACATACGCTTACCAAAGCTATGTCCAAAATACAGTAGAAGAAAGGTATAGTAATGAAATTTGATCCAGAACCAAATGATGCAACTTACGCCCGCTTAGGTAAGTTGGTGGACGATTTAGACAGTGTTATCTCAAGCCATATACGCAAGCACGGCGACAAAGAAGGTACGAGCGACGCATTTAACGCCGCGTGTGCCGTGTTAGCCGGAGTGGTCCAAGGGGTAGCGGATTTTGATCGTGATGTGTTTGATAAACTTTCAGGCGCGATAAACTACCACATATACTGCCAAGCAAGCCAATCGGGTGAGCGCGGCGAATATAAAATCCAGTAAAGAAAAGGTACAATACAATGTCCAATATCACTACTTTTGGCGGCGCTAACTTGCCGTCAGTACAATCGCTCTCTGGCGCTTTGCGTTCCATCCAAGCTGAAAGCGCCCCCGGCGGCACAGTCATCTTGAAGATGGACAAGACAGGCCATTGGGTTTTCGGTGCAGACCAGACCGAAGTCGAGGAAGGTAGCCTGTGGGCCGCTAACCCGTTCTCGTTCGTCCACGGTTTTATTGCGTGGGGCAACGGCGAAGTGCTGGCTGAGAAGCTAGTGCCGGTGTCAGAGCCGCTGCCAGAGTTGGACCCAGCGCCATCCGGCGCAGCCCGCGGCTGGGAAATGCAAGTTGGCATGATGCTGGTTTGCACCAACGGCGAAGACAAGGATATGCAGGCACGCTTCACCGCTACGTCAGTCGGTGGCAAGCGTGCTGTGCAGGCGTTGGCTGTTGCCATCGCTGATCAGGTCGAGAAAGACCAGACTAAGCCGGTGCCATTGCTTGAACTGAAGACCGAGCATTACCAGCACAAGACCTATGGGCGTATCTTCACGCCTATCTTTGAGATCACCAAGTGGGTGTCTATGGACGCCGACTCGGTTGCAGAGGCAGATGATGCAGAGTTGGAAGTCGCTGCTGAACCTGATGCCGCTGACGGCACGCGTCGCCGACGTCGCGTAGCTTAAGTGGTGCGAAAGCCGGGGCGAATCCACCGCCCCGGCGAGTAGCAGAAGAGTGAGAACTTCTATGATCATATATAATTACAGACACGTTTCGGCCAAAATGCCGCGCATGGCGGTGTGTTCGGTATGTGACCGCGCCGCGGGCGAAGCAGCAGCGCCTAAGTTTACCCGCATTTGCCTTCAGCTATTAAGCCGCCAGCCATTTGTGTGCGACGAATGTCGGGATGGTCAACATGACTAAACTTTGGATTGATTTTGAAACGCGCAGCCGGTGCGACCTACGCAGCCGCGGCGTGTACAATTACGCGCAGGACGCCAGCACCGACGTGTTGTGTATGTCATACGCATTTGATGACGAAGACGTGCGGACGTGGCTCCCCGGTGAGCCTTTCCCGCAAGCCGTGCATGATCACACAGGACTAGTGTACGCACACAACGCAGCGTTCGAGCGCCTGATATTCTGGTATGTCCTTCAGATAGATTTTAAGCTGGAGCAGTTCTACTGCACCGCAGCCCAAGCCCGCGCCAACTGCGCGCCGGGTAGCCTTGAGGATGTTGGGCGCTTTGCTGGCTCATCGATGAAGAAAGACCACCGCGGCGGGCAACTGATCCGCGCGCTGTCCATCCCGCAAGCAGACGGCGAGTTCCGCCAAGACGCAAAGCTGATGCAAGAGATGGTTTACTATTGCGAACAGGACGTGCGGGCCATGCGGGCCATCACGCTGGCGCAGCGCCCGCTATCCGCCGAAGAGTTAGCAGACTATCATGTCAACGAACGCATCAACGACCGCGGCGTGCTGCTCGACAGGCCGCTGGCGTTAGCTGCCGTGCGCTACGCTGAAGCTGAACTGGCTGAGATACAAGACATCGTTGCAGAGGTGACGCACGGCGAGATTAAGTCTGTCCGCAGCCCGAAGATGAAGAATTGGGTGTTGGACAGGGTAGGGCCGCAAGCACTTGAACTGGCTACCATTTACAAGGATGGCGAACCTAAGCTATCCATCGACAAGAACGTGCGCGCCAACTTACTTGTGCTGGCGGGGGAGAACGCGGATGAAGTACCATCGGAAGTTGCGGAAGTCATCCAGTGCGCGGACGATCTGTGGGCATCGTCCGTCGCTAAATTCCAACGCGCAGCGGCGCTTGCTGATGCGGAAGATTTTCGTGTTAGAGGAGCGTTCGTATTTTCTGGAGGCAGTGCTACTGGGCGCGCTTCATCGTTTGGGCTTCAGGTCCATAACTTCCCAAGAAAGTGCGCCGCAGACCCTGCATTAGTACGGCAGGCTATGGTGCGCGGTCACAGGATCGTTCCCGATCATGGCCGGCGCGTAACAGATGTGCTGAAAGGTATGCTGCGCCCGTCGTTGATGGCTGACAAAGGCAAGCGGCTTGTTGTTGCCGATTGGGCTGCGATTGAAGCGCGGGTCACGCCGTGGGCATCCGACAGTGCCTTCGGTGAGGGCAAGTTGGCAATCTTTGCCAAAGGCGAAGACGTGTACAAGCACAACGCTATGGCGACCTTTGCTGTCAAATATGATGACGTTAACAAAGACCAGCGCCAGATCGGCAAGGTTCAAGAGTTGGCCTGTGGCTTTGCCGGCGGCGTCGGTGCGTTCGCCAGCATGGGCCGCATCTATGGTCTGATAATGTCAGAAAGCAACGCCAAGCGGATGGTTGACGCATGGCGCAGGGCTAACAAGTGGGCTGTGCCTTACTGGTCTGGCCTTGAAGAAACCTATATGCGCGCCATGCGAAACAAGAACCGCGAGTTCAGCGTAGGGCGCATCACATATTTATTTGATGGACTGCATCTTTGGTATGCGCTTCCGTCTGGACGTGTGTTATGTTATCCTTTCGCCCGTTTCGACGAGGAAGGCAACCTGACCTACGCGAAGGCTTCTTGGAAGCCCGCCGCTGATGCAAAGGAGTGGCCTAGGGCGCGGCTATGGCGCGGTTTGGCGTGTGAGAACATCACGCAGGCTATCGCTAACGACTTGCTGCGCTACGCCTTGCGCCGGCTGGACGATGTAGTTTTGCACATCCATGATGAAATCGTCTTGGAAGTGCCAGAAGCAGATGCAGAGGCCGCAGCAGCGCGGCTGGTGAAGGTTATGTGTGAGCCGCCACCTTGGGCAGCAGGGCTACCCCTGAACGCTGAAGTGGCAATTATGGAACGTTATGGCAAATAAGGAGCAAGCGATGAGTGAGGATCGCCAGAAGTTTATAGACTACATAGTTGGATTAGCCGCTGATACAGTGGGCGAGACAGCTTTGTTAGTGCGTCAGAAACCCACGCGCGGCGATGACGGCAACTTAATCTACCATGCAGATGGTGCGCCGAAGGCCACGTTTCCTGCATTCCTGCCCGAAAAGGCGCGCATCAAGGACGATGAGGCATGGTATGTGAATACCGGCTCGTTCGTCGTTGACCGCTTTGTTGACGGCAAGCCAGCAGCCAAAAGCAGCAACGTCGAGTTCGTCCTGTTTATGATGCTGGATGACATCGGCACAAAATCTAAGACACCGCCGCTTGCGCCGACATGGATACTGGAAACCAGCGAAGGTTCGTTCCAGTGGGGCTATGCGTTTAACGAACAACCAAACAAAGGCGATTTCTGCGCTGCTGTCAAAGCTATCGCGGACGCTGGCTACACTGATCCGGGCGCGACTAACGCTGTCCGTAACTGTCGCATCCCCGGCAGTATCAACTTAAAGAGCGGACGCGGTAACTTTCCTGCGCGGCTGGTCGAGTTCCACCCAGACCGCGAATACACTTTAGAGCAGATTTGCACCGCCTTGGGTGTGACGCCAGCCGAAGGCGATACAGCGGATTATAAAACTGTGCATCTGCGCGACACTGGGTTGGACAACGTCCTGACATGGTTGAGCGAAAAGAACCTAGTCCTTAGCACTATCAACACCGACGGCTGGTGCGCTATTGTCTGCCCTAACCATGAGCACCACAGCGATGGCATGATTGAGGCGCGTTACAAGCCGCTGGATCGTTCGTTCTGCTGCTATCATGGGCATTGCCAAGACTTAGGCAGCCGCACGTTCCTTGATTGGGTAGCGACTAACGGCGGGCCACAGGCAACGCCGGGCTTGCGTGACGAACTGATCGCTGAACGCATGGCGTCGATGATGGACAAGATTTCCCCTACGGAAGCCTTCCCTGACGAAGCCGCAGCGCGCGTGCGTGAAGTCGAAAAGAAAGAAGCAGGACGGCTGGAACAAAGCGAGTGGTTTGAGCGTTTCGCTTACATACAGTCTGATGACTGCTACTTCGACATGGTCACCCGTCAAGAGATAGCGCGTAACGTCTTTAACGCCCTGTTTCGTCACGTTGACTGTCGCTCCATCCACAAGAAGACGCAGCGTGTGCAATCATCCATCTATTTTGATGAGCGTCGGCAGGATCGCGGCGCGCCAGCATTGGCAGCCGTGACGTTTGCCGCTGGTGATGATGTGCTAGTGACGCGCGACGGGTTGGTATACGGCAACAGGTGGGTCAACGCCCGCCCTGACGTGTCAGGCAGCGACAAGATCGCGGATCACGATGTCGAGCCTTGGCTTGAGCATTGCCGCAATCTGATTACGGATGACAGGGATTTAGACCATATCCTTAACGCTATGGCGTTTAAGATACAGAACCCGCGCGTTAAGATTAACCATGCCATTCTGATTGGCGGCGATGAAGGCGCAGGCAAGGATACCATATTCCAGCCGTTCCTTTGGGCGCTGGGCGGCAGTAACTGGCGTAACAGGTCAGTCATCGAAGCTGGCGGATTGGAAAGCCAGTGGGGCTATGCGTTGGAAGCTGAAGTGGTCATCCTGAACGAGTTGAAGGAACCAGAGGCAAGAGAGCGCCGGGCGATGGCTAACAAGCTAAAGCCGCTGATCGCCGCGCCGCCTGCAACGCTGTCGGTCAACCGCAAGGGTATGCACCCCTATGATTTGGTCAACCGCTTGATGGTGCTTGCCTACACGAACGATTCGCTGCCTATCACCCTGCCTACGCAGGATCGCCGTTGGTTCTGCGTTTGGACGCACGCGCCGCGCATGACAACGCCAGCAGCCGACGCGCTGTGGGGCTGGTATGAGACAGGCGGCTACGAGAAGTGCGCCGCTTGGCTGTGGCAGCGCGACGTGTCATCGTTCAACCCTTCTGCGCCACCACCAGTAACCGAATGGAAGCTGAACATGGTCGAGCATGGCATGAGCGCAGCCGAAAGCTATCTGGTCGAGTTGATGCGCCAGCGTGGGGGTCTGTTTGCTGATGGTGTTATCGGTGGGCCGTTCCATCGCATCTGCGACTTGCTTGGGCCTCTATTGCCTGTCGGCATAAAGGTTCCACCGGCTGCACTGCTTCATGCGTTTAAGGAAGCTGGCTGGATCGACATGGGCCGCCTCAATTCAAAAGAACATATGAACAAAAAGCATATCTTTGCCGCGCCTGAAGTGATCCAAAAATATAACAAATCAGAGTTGCGCCGCATGGCGGAAGTGTTGCCAAACAGTAGTATCATGCCAACGCTAGGCAAGAATTGACAACCAATGGGTTGCAGTGATATGTGGGCATAGTTGGTAACGCTCTACTAACCCTCTTGGTGTCGCTTTGCTGACCCTTTTAAGCCCCCTGCGTCCTCACTCCGCAGGGGGCTTTTCTTTTACTCATCCTTTAACGCTGCTTCTGCGTCTTCGATCAGTTCTATCGGGGGCCAGCGCAGATAGGCCACATGGTCAGCGGTTATCACGCCAAGGGATTCTAGATATTCCATCAGCCGATAGGCTAAGGTAGCTTCAGCCCGCTCGGTGTATCGGTCGGGTAGCGCGTCATCATCATCGATCATTCTGGTTTCCAATCTTTAGGGTAGGGGACAGACTTGTAGCTAGTTCTGTAAAGTCTGCCGTTTTCGTCATAATGCTCGGTCACTGTCGAGCCGTCATCGTTCAGAACAACGGCAAGGTCGCCAAGCAGATGCAATGGTCGCCCGGTCTTAGGGTCGATGCGGTATTTTATTTCTTTGGTCATTTCTTTTCCTCAATCCAAAAGTGGTGCATCATGTAATGCGTAGCGGTTTCGTCTGTCACCCTATCGCCTATCCCGCCGCTTGCGGTGGTCAAATGATTGGTGAAGGTGTTGGGGTCTTTAGACGAACGCACTGCTGGAATGCGTGTCAGTTTCATATATCCGTTCTGGTCGGTCATTTGCGTAACAGCCCTTCCAGTTCGCGGATCGCCCATTGGATGCCTTGGATTTCTACCCCCATGTCGTGCAAGCCGTGTGCGTCCTTAGCGTGTAGAAACACTTCGGACATATCCCAACACACCCGCTCACGTTTGCGTAGTGCTTCAATTCGTTCTTTAATCATGTCACCTCATCCTTGTGATTGTGGTCAAACCATCCTTGGTTCTACAGATAAAATGGCTACCGTGACGCTGCCCATACTGGCTAACGTTGCGGCTGGTGCGCTTGGCATCGCCCTTGTTAACGGCTGGCATGGTGGCACTATCGCCTATTTCCATAGCGCCCATTGGGTAGAACATAGGTCGGCTCACGTTATCAGTCCCCGTGCAACACAGGCTTGGCGCAGATGCTCAGGCCGGACGCCCCACAGCTTATAGACGTTGCTATAGTCGCGGCTAACGTCTGACAGGTGCGCTTCCTGCGCCCGTAGCGCAGCCTTTAGCTTGTCATGCTCTCGCAAGGCATCTGCTGCCCGTTGCAGCACTTCGGCTTGTTCGTTGGTATATGTGTTAATAATCATTTTATAATTCCAATGTTATGACAGGCTTTGCCCGTTTGTCGTTTAGTCTTGCCAGCCAATAGGTCTGGTCTGCACCAAATGATCGTGCTGCGTGATATTTGAACAAAGCCACAGCCAGCGGGTCGTAACCCTTCCACTTGTGCGTCACGATCAGGGGCGAAGGCATCATGGCTTCTAGACTGGTGCGTGTCGGGCGCTCTTTAGCCTTTGCCACAGCATCTAAGTCGCGCAACGTTAAGTTGATGTTAAACTCGCGGTTTATATGCTGCATCACGGCTGTTCTGTCGGTGATATAGCCGCACAGATGCTTAATGCGCTTTTTTACTGCATGGTCCATTAGCTTTGGTCGCGCTTGACGTATTTACCCGTTTTAGGATCGCGCATTACTGCGTTGCGCTTCCAGTGTAGCAGTTCTTTTGTGTCGCGCACCCATGCGTTGCGAAACCAACTGTATTGCCTGTGCGTGTCCCACAGGATAGCCAATGTTGCGGCTTGTGCGGCTAACAGCACTGCGATTGTCATATATTCAGGTGTCATTTAATCCTCCAATATTAGTGTTAATAGGAATAATGCGGCTCCGGCTAACAAAGCCGTCACCCTTGGGCCTCTAGCTGTGCGTGCAAGGTGTTGGCTTGTTCCATCCAACTGTCGAGCCGTGCGTTCAATTCGACGATCTCTTTTTTGGCATCTTCTAAATGCTCTTCAACATCCAACAGTTCGCTAAGGCGCTCTGCCAGCACTACAGCCAGTTCGTGATCACGGTCTAATGCCGTGCGAACTAGTTCTGCGTCTGACAACATGGTGAGATAGGTTCTGCCGTGGTTTGTCATTGCTCAGTTTCCTTTTAATGTGTGAATGATTGACCATATCGCCAGCGCACCAGCGCCAGCGAATAGGGTTAGGGCGGCGATATGCGCGATCATGCGTTTGTGCCTTCGATGTTGACGAAATAGTAACCGCCGTCACCTTTGGCGTTGCCGCCTTGGGCATACGTGCCAGTCCAACCCATTTTGGCGATTAGGGCGTCAGCAGCGGCCCTGTGGACGTCTTGGGCGTCTAGCGCATAGTCATAGCCTATCGTGATGCTGCCACCCCATGCGCTTGCCTTAATACGTGCGCCACGGACGTTAGTTGCGCGTAAATATTTGGTTTCGATTGCTTGTGTTGTAATAGTCATCTCACTCACTCCTATATTGGCACTAGCGCCATAAAGGCCGCGCAGGGTTAGCCGCGCGGCTAATATGGGGTTAGGCTGCACCTATTGATTGATTATAAATGAATACTGCCGGTTCTACGCCCAAGGCCGCCGCGAATTCGTCGGCAGACAAAACAGCGTCAACGTGAAGTTCGTGGGCGTATGTCAAAAAGCCGTTATCCAGCAAAATAAGCATATCAGTCATAGTGTGCTTGACCAGATGCCAAGCGCCGTCCGCCCTTGTTTTTACATAATCGCCGGGGAAAATAATCATAGTGTCTCACTCCTATTGATGTCACCGGGTGACGGGATTGTCACCCGGTGGCGTTAGTTTACGCTGCGATTGCAGCTTGCGTCCGAACATGGGCTGGCAAGTCTTGCAACTTACAGGCGACATTGAGCGCAACAATCATTGGGCCGCATTCATATGCGATGCACGATGCGCGTTCGATTGCGGGCAAATCATCGCGCCCGGCGAAATCATATGCCCTCAAGCAAGCGTTGAACGATGCAACGGCACCTTGACGCCCGCGCTCATTATTAGTGAATGATGCCCACGAATCATGCGCTTCGGCTTGCTCAATAAGCGCAGCGCGGAATGCGCCATTGTGGCATTCGATTGACCGGGTAAGAATGTCCCGGGCGGTTGGGTTGGTTGGCAAATCATACATATTAGTTACTCCATTGCGTTGTTGATGCCCTCTTATATACCCTCTTAAAATACTGTCAACAACAAAATGTGTTGCAGATAAAAAAGATTTAGGGCGTTTGGAATGACGTCCCGAATGACGTCCCGAATGACGTCCCAAATGACAACCGATTATAACGAAAATAAATCTGTGGATAACTTACACAAAATGGACGTCATCGGACGTCATTAGGGACGTCATTATTTAGAGGCAAATGACGTCCGGATTATTGGCGGAATTGCGCCGTTTGGGGATGCTAATTGTCATATTGCCATTATATTTGTTTAAAGTCAGGTTTTAAAAAATGGGTATATATATAACCTATACGGTACGCTGTACGCATTTCGTCAGCGACTGGTGTTTTCGAAATCATGACGTCCCTTACTGTATTAACACAGTAACACACCTAGCTGTTTGTTCTCATGGTTGACGTTAACGTCAAGCGTATTGGCATGACTTGGATTGTCATGACGTCATGACGTCTGCTGGTGTATTAATACACTAACACACCTAGCTAGCAGCAATGTGTTTTTTCCAATCCGCACGATCACGCAAAGGGAAAGGTCATTTCTATTCCAGCAGGAACATAAGCAGAACGCTAATCACTGTATTAACACAGCAACACAGCTAATGCTGGCGGCACTGTGTTAGTGTATTAATACAGTAAATATTTGACCCCTCCCCCTAGGGCCGGTGGGCCGCGTGACTGTCACGGGTAGGGTCGCAAACAATTTTTATTTTTTTTGCATCTTAGAATGCAACACACTATAGTACGCCCAATGACTTTCTACTCACTGCCATTTACACCAGAGCGGATGCAGGCCACCGAGTCGCGGCTGGAGTCTATCTACGAAGCTGCCCGCTACGGGCTAAAGGGTGATAGCCTAGCTATGGCCGCCGGCATGACACCCAAACAATTTCGTGTGTTGGCCGACGCAGACCCGCTGGTCGAGATGGCTGAGATCAAGGGGCGCGCTGATGGCGAGATGGTCGCGGCCAAGACTATGTACGAAGCGGCACGCGATGGCGACAGCAAGGCTGCGCTGGAGATACTCAAGCATCAGCACGGCTGGGTAGCCAAGCAGCAGATCGACGTAAACATCGACCAACAGATAAGCATCACAGGCGCGCTAGAAAAAGCACAGACGCGCGTCATCGAAGGGCTGTACACTGACGTCACACCCGCGATAGAGGACAACAGCAATGCAAGCACCGATATATTCAGCCCAAGACGAGATGGAGTTGATGGCAAGGTTGTGGTCGCCGACGCTGAAGGATGACCCGCTAGCGTTCGTACTGTACACATTCCCGTGGGGCCAAGCTGGCACGCCGCTGGAACATTTCCCCGGCCCGCGTAAATGGCAGCGCCAGATACTCGCCGACTTGCGTGACCACATCAAAGAGAACAACGGTAAGGTTGACTTCAGCACTGCACGGCTGGCGATTGCGTCAGGGCGCGGTATTGGCAAGTCCGCCTTAGTGTCATGGTTGACGATATGGATGCTGTCATCAAGGATCGGTAGCACCACCATCGTGTCGGCGAACTCCGAGGCGCAGTTGCGGTCCGTAACATGGGCAGAAATAACTAAGTGGCTGGCGATGTCGCTCAACAGTCACTGGTTTGAGATAGCCGCCACACGCATCATGCCCGCCAAGTGGCTAACAGAACTGGTCGAGCGTGACCTCAAGAAAGGTACGCGCTACTGGTCAGTCGAAGGCCGGCTGTGGTCCGAAGAGAACCCTGACGCCTACGCTGGTGTCCACAACTTCGACGGTGTGATGCTGATATTTGACGAAGCCAGCGGTATACCTGACAGCATCTGGTCGGTGAGTGACGGCTTCTTCACAGAGAATACGCCGCATCGGTTTCATCTGGCGTTTTCCAACCCGCGGCGCAACACAGGCTATTTCTACGAAACGTTCCACAGCAAGCGGGCGTTCTGGTCAACACGCGTCATCGACGCCCGCGATGTCGAGGGTACAGACAAACACCTGTACCAGCGCATTATTGATGAGTACGGGCCAGACAGCTACCAAGCCAGTGTCGAAGTGTACGGTAACTTCCCGTCTGAA